CTCGTCTTCCTCGTCCCAAACCTCGGGATAAATAGGACCAATCTGTTTCCCAGTTACATTACGGGCTGAATACATGAGTCCCAGCCGCATATCTTCTGCAAGAATGACGTCACGCCCACAGGACTGGGCATAGTGAGCTGCCAGGACCGTCGCCGACTCGAGAACAGGTATCATGATATCTAGCGCCGCCTCCTCCATTTTGAATTTTAAACCAAAATTAGTTTTATCTGAGGACTCGTGAATTTTTTCAATTAGTGAAAGTTTGAAAATACCACACGGGCTGACGAATCTTTCACCTCGAGAAAATTGTAATTTATTCCATAAATTCGTATGTACCTGTTTGCTGTGCTGGGGTTCAGGATAAATTGAAAAATTTGATTCTTAATCTGGGACATATTCACGGCTCCTGAAGGGTCATCATAGAGTTCGGGATCGAGACTGAATGAATACATGTAAAAAATTCTACTGGGAACACGGGTGTGGTACTCGAGTGGTTGAATCACGCGAAGAAAGACGGGCAGACCCACATCCTTGGATATACGTTCGGTAGTGTTAAAATTTAAAATAAGTTGACTGAGCTGTTCAAATGTTGTTCCGTTCGACGTGTATGTTCCATTGGTCGTGTAATCGTACCCTAGCGCCGAATCGTTCTGAAAAACGAAAAAAAATTCCTTAATAGGGTTTAAAAACTCACCGAGACACTGAATCTGGTTAACACCTTGAGGTGCAAAAAATTCTTGTCGCTGGACCTGTTCTATAGGATAAATCTGAGGGTTTGACTTGATGTGCTCGATTTCCTGGTCAGAGATGTATGTGTATTCCGTGTCTAGATATGCATAAAATGGAGTTACTATATTCACTGATGGGAAAGTAAAGACTGTTGAGGGATTCCAAACGATTCTGATTGTCACATCCTCATCGAATGCACAGAGTGGAAGACCGCGTCTAAATACATAAAATGGGAGAGGAATTGTATAATTTGTATTCACGGGAACTGGTTGAATAAGATATTTCCCAACGAGATTTTGAAGTGCTTTCTGTTTTCCAGTTGAAACTGTTAAATCAAATATGAGTTCAAGATATTCTCCGTAAATTCTTTCGACAAGTTCAGACCCTATGTACAAATCCACATACTTGATCATAAGAGTTCCGACCGAATCAAGAACCTGTACTCCCGCGCCCAGTGCGGGTGGGAAAACCTTGAGGTACATATTTGTGATGAGATCACCGGCTCTGGGCAACATGAGTACCTTTTCAGCTCCGAAAAGGACGGTATTATCAGCTGGAAATTGAACCCTGATGACTCTTGAAGAAAAAAGGGTCTGCCCCACATATTTTTCAACGAAATATGTAACCTCCGGATCTGAACTCAAATAAATATCCTCTTGACCGAGGTAGGACAAACTGGCTCTTCCTGCCATCTCTAGTACATTCTGGGATTAAAAAACCAGTCGCGTAGCGACTAGAAATCGTTCGAGTTGAACATGAGTCCGGCTATACCATCCTTGATTCTCAAAATATTGTAGTTTATTCCTATGACTCGCATTTGTTTTGGACTTGAGTATGCGCTGGTATTGAGTTGAAGAAAAATGTCACGAATACGACTGAAATTCACCTGACCATAAGGTCGAGCTGTATTTGTCTGATTTGTAAAGGAGTACATGTAAAATTTTCTGGTTGGATAATTTGTGTAATGCTCGAATGGTTCTAACGAATTGAGATAAAGTGCATCCGTCACGTCAGCAGTAAATGCCTCGGATGCATTAAAATTCATAGCCAGACTGTTTAGGTCAGAATACTCATAAGGTGTTGTTCCATTCAGTTGCAAAATAAAAAAGAGTTCACGAATTGGGTTGATAAATTCCAGGTTGAAAATTGCCGATGTAAATTGAGCAGCAAGATCAAACTCTTGATATTGACACTGCTGAATTAAATAATCAATTTGAGAATTCTTGAACCAGTTGATTTCAGGTTCTGCCAAGTAGACGTATTCGGTAATGATTGTTGCAATAAGTGGTGTAGTTATACTCGAGGTATTCACAGCTGTCAATTCTTGAAGATTTCTGAACTTGACATGAATCTCGACATCCTGACGCCCCAGAGATACGAGTGGTAAATAAAGTCCGGCATTTTGGAAAAAATAGAACGGAAGGTTTGTGAAATAGGTTCGACCGGGTGGATAAATCTGGGTACCCGTATCGTATTTACCTGTGAGCAACTTAAGTCCTGGTTGATTTTCGTAGGGGACATACAAATCATTGTAAATTTCGATAAATTCTCCGGTAAGCGTCTGAATTGTCTGCCCACCTATGATCAACTCTGCGCGATCTATGAGCCATGTTCCTACAGAGTCGTAGTAGTTATAACTGACAGATGGAATGACATTTGATGCAACTGGATAAACTGATATGTACGTATTTGAAAATAGATTTGTCGTTGAACCCACCTGATCGGTAGTTATAGTGATGGGAACATCTGTAGCCGTCTGAGTCACGCGATATGGTACCGTGACTGTTATTTGTGGGAAAAGACCACCTATATCAAAGTTATATGTGTTGGTCCCGAATGTGATACTTTTCACGTTATCTGACGAGGACAAAACCGCAGTCAACATGTATGTCGCAATATTTGAAAATTGAAGATTTCCGGTCGTCTGGTTCACTGATATGATGGTGGAATTCGTTCCCGCAGGTAGACTGAAATTTGTTTTAAAATTCAGGGGGGTATCAGGACCTATATTTTGAACTTGAGTAGAAGGGTTAAGCAGAATACCGTTATTGGAAAGCACGGTCTCATACCCAGTGTACGACTGAGCTCCTAGTTGAGTAATTGAATAATATGACGTGTCTAATATGGTTATAGCTGAATCTGAGTACACGTTTGTATAGTATTTTTCACTAGTACTTGTGACCACTATAGGCATACTGAACGCGATGGTGGGATCGCGTCCCTGGAGACTCAGGGTCGTGTAGGCGTAATCAGGGGTTGGCGAACTCGTGTTCCACACGGAAACATTCGCCACGTAATTTGTGGGCGCCTGTTGAAGATATATGACACCGGACAGTAACCACGTTCCCGTCGAACTAAATGTCATGGAATGATCGGTTCCCAGAGTCACGGTTGTGTTTTGGGGTGCAACTACATTTGAAAAAAATGGAACTATATTACTCGAAACTAGTGTATTATTATTGAACATGTACAAATCATCGACGGGTGTGACTGTCAGATAAGTTCCAGGAGTAAATTGAGTAACAGTTGACGTTGTAGTTGCATAAAAATAGTACGTATTTGCTGTGCTTGACACGAAAAGGGGCATTAAAAGAGGCATGGACGGGTCGGGCGAAACACGAAAATCGCACGAGTAAGCAAATTGGGGCACGATTGGAATTCCGTTTGGATAGATATTTTCTTGAGAATCTGATCCATATGCAATATTGAGGACTGAACCTGTTCCAAGTGAAAAACCCGCACGAACAATATAAAATCCTGCGAGTGCAAACTTGAGACGACCATTTACTGTGACGGCATATGTTGCAACTGTGTCCTGATTTGTCCAATTGTAAAAATTTAGGAAACTTTGTGTAGGTCCCGTTATAGAATACGTCTGACCAGTGGTAAGACTCAGAAAAAGACTGGTTCGGGTATTCACCTGTGGCAAACCTGTACTTTGAATCCAGCCCGCTTGTTGGAGAGTGAAATCGGATGAACGCGTAGAAACTACACTTGAAATATAGTTAGCCGACAGATTTGATGTTGCGATACTATTGGCGGCGGCATTCGACAGTGAGGTTCCTACAGTGTAGATCAAATTGGAAGAATTTGTGGGTGAAACAGCGCCCACCTTTGGATCGAGTCCCCAAAAGATTCCTCCATTCTGATCCACCTCGAGCGTTGCGCAATTTGAAAAAATAAATTGATTTGTTGCATTTGAATAACTTACAAAACTTGCGAGAGTTGCAGAAACCCACGAACCCTGGTTGAATGTTGAATAATATGTGATACCCTGATACGGAAGACTAAAGTATGTTCCATTGATGAATATATGAGGAGCGGTCGTTACCGATGCAACTATGTCCCACGCCCAAAAAGTTCCTGGGTCAAAAAGTGCGGGCAAATCAACTTTGAGTGTGAGCGCTCGTATAAGATCTCCTTTTGGCGGGATCCTACAGATGTTATTTTGACCGTAGACAACTTCCTGATTTTGGAATGGAATATCATAAGCTTCAAGCACAAAGGGGGTGTGACGCTTATAAACTCCTGAAAAATACGTTACTTGGGGCGATCCTGTGAGATATGCATCCTGTTGCCCAATTGCTGCCAGCTGGATATAACCAGCTGACATCTCTACTAAGTTCGCAGAACTTATTTTGCGCTCAAATGCGCCCCAGCTCACCCTGAATTTTGATCGTGTATTTCAGGATGAGTCAGTTGCAACTCAAGCGGTTTGACCCGTCAAAAATCGGCGACGACAAGGTGTGTGTTTTCATAGGGAAGCGTGGGACGGGCAAATCAACACTGGTCACGGACATTCTCTGGCACAAAAAACATATACCAGCCGGCATCGCCATGTCAGGGACTGAGGATGGAAATGGTCACTATAAGCAATTTATTCCTGATCTATTTGTTTATGGCGAATACAGAAAGGATGCCGTTGAAAAGCTCCTCGAGAGACAGCACCGGCTCGTCAAGACTCTCGGGAAGGATAAAGCCCCATCGGTTTTTCTCCTCATGGACGATTGCATGTACGACAAATCTTTCATGAGAGACGACTGTATGCGCCGACTTTTCATGAATGGTCGTCACTGGAATATCTTTTTCATGCTCACGACCCAGTACTGCATGGATATGCTTCCTTACGTCCGAACCAACGTGGACTATGTTTTTGCTCTCCGTGATAACGTCAGGCAGAACCGTGAAAACCTTTACAAAGCTTTTTTCGGGGTTTTCCCAACCTTTGATCAGTTTTGTCAGGTGATGGACGCCTGTACCGAGAATTACGAGTGTATGGTACTCGATAACACATCAAAGAGTAATAAGATTACAGACTGTGTCTTTTGGTACAAGGCGCCTATCCGCAAAAACTTCAGGGTAGGTGGTCCATCGTTCTGGCAATATCACCAACGCTTCTATAACGCTCGTGCAGCCAATGGACCTCAGGGAAGTGTAGCTGAACCCAAGCGACGGGGGGAAACGGTGGTGGTCAAAAAGTCGCGGTAGCCTACTCTACTTAATTTCCATTTAAAATTCAATAATGGCTGGTGTCATGACATATGATCCGAGTGTAGACACTATCATGTCAGCAATTCCCCCACAAGAACCAAGTTTAAATGAAGAATTGGCACGTGCAGCTCTCGATCGACAGGCGACTGAAAATAACAAGAGTGGACCTCCAACAGGTCTTTTGCGAATGCCATTTAATGAGCCTGAAAAAGATGTTGTGGAATCTCAAATGGCAGATTTCGCAACACCTATTGAGGAGGTGATGCCCGGTCCAGGACAGATGATGCAGGACGAGATGATGGGTTCAGCATACGCCCCACAAAAGGCGGTGAGTCAACACGGCGGTGGTGGCGAGACGCAGGCAAAGCCCCGGAGCAAGAACCCATTCGGTCTCCAGGACGAGCAGTACCAGGCACTCCTGGCTGGCGTTGCCGCGGTCGTAGCATTCTCCAAGCCAGTGCAGGGCAAGCTTGGAGAGATGGTTCCAAAGTTTCACGGTCCGTCAGGTGACGTGTCCCTGACCGGTCTGGCAGTGACTGCACTCATCGCAGCCATCGTGTTCTACATGGCAAAGAAGTATCTGGTTGACGGTCAGTGAGACAAAGTAGGACACGTAGTGTCCAGTCTTTAGATCCCGCAATCTAAACTCGGGACACTACGTGTCCCACTTTGTCTCTAGTCTTTCACAACGTCCCCACAATACGTGCGAGTCCCTATAGGTACATACACCCCCGTATTTATAGCAATTTTTTTGAGTTTTTCAAAATGTTCCCAAAATTTATTAGTATGATCATATTCCGGTACTGACATGTGTGCCAACTCGTGGAGCAACACATACATTGCCGAATTTACATCGTTTCCATCCAAACAGATGTAAATTTCGTACCCTTTATTCACATTTGAACCTATTGGTCCATTGTCCTTGCTCCAATTAATCATGCCCGTGATGATGGAGGGTTTGCAAACGGGGTGCCAAAGTGGGTCTCCTGTGCGACGCAGAATTTCAAGCAAAATCCAGTACCTGTACTTGAGTTCGCTGAGCATAGCGGGTTCTTTATTCACTGAGACTATGTAGACGAGGACGACGAATAACATTACGAAAATTGGAATATATTCCATCTACTATTACACACTTAGATTTTCTCTACGGCGAAACACAAACTTGGAATAAAGGTCCGAGATGAGCCCGTTCGGCTCGGTAAGCATCGGTCCCCGAAACACGAGGTCAAAGTTCAATTTTTGCAGCTCGTCGTTCAGCAATTCAAAATCCAGAAGCGGTTCATCACGCGCTCCATCTGCATAAAACGGTCCGTCGGACAGTTTCACCATGAGTCTTCGACCGCCTTGATAAATATCAAACACGTTGCCAAGACTATCTTCATAGTGACCGTTTGGGTCGCACATGCGTTCTGCATTATACTTATCGGGTGTGATGCCTATCAGAAGTCCTCCGGGTTTTACCGCACACTCGATAGCCTTGAGAGAATTCTCGAGGTCGTCCATGATGTAGTGGATTGAAAAGTTGTAGCATACCACGTCAAATGGACCCGCAAAAGCCGCCTGTATTATTGTCCCCTGACCTAGAAACCAAACTCCAAAATTCATCTCAACCGCACGACTTTCAGCCTCGTTGAGGGATTCACCGTCCGGGTCTATAGCGTAAACTGTCGCACCGACTGCTTTCCATTTGTGCCAATCTCCTCCTCTGCCACACCCACAGTCGAGAACGTGGTCTCCACGCTTGACCCAATTTGTAATGTGTTCGCGTTTGCACTGATTATGAAGTTTACGGAGAGCCTCCATGGTTGGTTGATGATTCAACGAATCACAACCTTATGCAGTGACATGACACGAAAGTTTCAAATTTGCTGCGTTTGTAACTTAAAAAATAAAGCTTTAGTTATTTCAATGGGTTCCCTTGAGTCTGATTACCTGACGGTTCCAGGACAGTACTTTGCTTGCATTTCATTTGTTGGTCCAGATCAGCCCCAGAAGAATGAGAAGCTGGGCATGAAGATTCGTGGGTGCTTTTCGACCCGTGACGAGGCGGCGAGCCACGCCAAGCGCCTCCAGAAGGAGGATGCTCTCGTGGACATTTACGTGGTGGACATGTACAAGTGGCTCCTGATTCCCCCAGATCGTGATCAGATCGAGGACGTGCACTATCAGAATGAGAAGCTCGAGGAGATTATGACCAAGTACCGTGCGAACCAGAGCGCGGCAGCCTCCATGTTTGAGAAGCGCAAGCGTGACATGATGGCTCAGCCCCAGCCAGGTGAATTCCCATACATCGATCCTTCCGATGAGAACTCCAAGTTCTATACCAAGCCAGATGTCCCACCCATTCCTCACCCAGCGGAGCTTATCGATGGACTCAAGGTGGAGTTCCCCGACCTGGATATGCCAGCTCTCGTTAAGATTGCAGACGAGCGCGTCGCTAAGATTATGGAGGAGCGCAAGATGCCAGCCGTGACAGTCATCGCCGAGGGTGACGAGTCCAAGGCGGAGGACGACGAGGTTCCCGAGACGCCCTCTGCTTAAAAGTCGCTGCGCGACTGGTTTAATTTCGCTGCAAATATTAGAAAATGTTTTTTAAAGTTTTAGCTTTGGTGATCATTGCGGTCCTCATGTATTTGGCATACGTGAGGTTCCCACCGGCACCGGCTAGAATATCTCAACCTGTTGCTGCTTACGACAATCAGTTTGAGGTATTTAGGGATATGGAGTCAGCCGATCAGACTCGTGAGAATCCTTGGCTGGGATTTTTACAAGAGGATGTTCGGAAAAACCGGACAGGTCCTATTGGTGATTTTACGGGATACGACGATCCTTCGACAAAGGCGCCTTTATATGGTATGCAGTAGTCCCAAGTCTGAAAGACTTGTCCTCGCGGAGCGTGAAACAGTCGCTACACGACTGGCTACTTTGCCTGAAAAACAACAGGGCGCATATTAGCGAGCAAAAAACCGATAACCATTCCCAACAGAATGAGACCAATTTGATTCTCCTTAAAAGACTCGAAAATGTCCTTCTTCTGTTGCGAATTGTCTGTAGTATACATTGGTTCAAAACGCCGAGGGGAATCGTGAGATACCCATTCATTTTCTGGAAGCGGCTGGGGTGCGTTTCTTGACTGGGACTCTGTGTTGTTTTTTGTCAGGAACGGTAGGTTGTCCATCCTAACTATCTGAA